TTGTAAGTAGTAAAATTTAAAGTACCTGCAAATGTAGTTAAAGTATTTGCTTGAACATTTGAACTAATTCCACCACCTGTTAAATATCTAACTGTTAAAGTAGTTTGATAAGGAGCAATACCGTAAGTATTATTAAAAATAAAGTTAGTAGGTGAGTAAGCAGCTGTTAACTTATTTTTTTCAAATGGTAATCCTAAACCTACATTATTTGGATTAGGTACAATCACCTCATCTGTATCAGCTGAAGTACCAGCTCCAAATTGGATTTGAAGAGTAGTTTCATTCAAGACACGAGTAACAAATCTTCTTTGTACTTGTTCTAGTTGTAAAAGGTATGGAGTATTAGAACCATCTGTAAAATAAGTTGGATTATTTACATTAGTGTTCTTAATAGAGGTATAGACCATTTCTTGAGCTAGATAATCAACCTCATACCATTCATTACCATCTGAGTCTACTATATCTAAAATCCCTATAATATTATCATCAGTAATAGATACAGTAGCAAACTCTTGAGGAGTTGTAAAAGTAAATGTGGTAGTATTAATAGTAGCTGAAATAGCTCTACGAGTTTTCTTTAAAAGATATTCTGAAGGATTACCAGCATTAGTAGCATATACAGTTATTTCTGTAGGATCACCTGAAGATGAAACTGTAAAGTCTACTGGGTCTTCTACTAAGAAACTTATATTATTATTTAAATTAGATTGAATAGTAGAATTAGCTGATGCAATCAAAGCATATCTAAAATCAGGAACATAAGTACTTCCTGAGGCTGGGATTCTTTGATAGAAATCAATATCAGTAGTGGCTACACCTGTTACTTTAGGTTTGTAACCAAACATATAAGCTAAATCAAATACATTATTTGCTTGTCTAGCATACTGTAAAAATGTTTCTTGGTATTGATTGTCTAAATAGAAAGACATCACATCCCCTACATAAGAAGCCATTTCAATCAACATCATACCAGGTGATGAAGGACTAAAGTCATTATAAGTTGTAGGGAAATAAGTACGAGCGTAGTTAATTAAACTACTCCTGAACTCAGTAAAGTCCTTATTTAGGTATGTTAGATTTCTTTTAATGGCCATCTTAATTATATACTAGCGTTGAGTACTTCAACTTGATTTTGAAAACTATATGCTATTTGAATATTTACATAGTTTTGACTTGGGTCTGGATCTGAAGTAACACTTATTACATTAATTTCAGGGAACTGTCTAGTTAGGAGAGAAGAGATAAGATCTGTTAGTCCTGTTGTTTCTCCTAATTCCATAGCTTCAAATACTTGTCTTCTTAAATCAGCTCCAAAATTAGGATTTAAAATACGTTCTCCCTTATTAGTCATCATATAATTGATGATATTATTCCTAAGTGCTTGTTGAGTTGTATAGTTAGAAGTAAAGGGTTGAGTGTTATAAAAAGGTAAAGTAAATCCTATAGCATTTCTCTTGCTTCTATCTATTGGGTTAAGCGTTGGAATAATTTGAGTTGCCATTATTTTTTATTCATTAAGCCCATAATCATATCTAGACCTACATTACCATCTGGTAATTTAGAGCCTTCACCTGAGGTATTCATACCTGGGGCTACTTGTAAAGTTGTTTGGTTCATGCCCATTCCTCTAGCATCCATTGAGTTAAATGAAAGAGTATCTTGACCTCTTCTCATGTCACCCATAATACTTTCCATCATAGCTCTTTTTTCGGCTGTGGATTTTTGTGGGGCTTGTGTTGTAGTTACTGTTCCATAACCACCTACTCCAACTGGAGTTTCAATGATTGGAGCTTTAGGAGCACGAACTGCTTCCAAAAGGATATCTTTTAATTCCTCTTGGATAGCTTCTCTAACTGCTTCTTTGATAAATGATTTTAATTCACTTGGTTTCATCTGTTATAAATATTGAATTTAGTAAGCTTTTAAATTATCTCTGTCAATAATTAGCTTAAGTTCATCGATTAATGTTTGATTACTTGTAGTAAAAGATAACCCAGTTTGTAATAATACAATTCCTGATTGGTTAAGAGCTAAAGCTCTTCTACGAGTAACAGTAGGACTAAAAGGTACTTCTTCTACTTTAAAGATAAATCCTTTATAAGATCCATCATTGGTTGATGCTTTATCAATTTCATTAGATACTACTTGTATAACCTCAGATATAGGATCTAGTTGAAGATTAAGTCCACTATCTTCTAAACATAAACTAATTAAAGAATCTAAAGATTGTAAAGCTTTAACTATTTTATTAATAATGGCTGATAAGATACTAAATGGTAAAGAAATACCACTAAATATAGCTGCGTTTTTATCTACAACAGGTATAACTTCATCATCAATAGTTTCTAAATCATTTAATATTGAAGGTACAAATCCAGGTACTGTAGGTAAAAATTTAGCAGCAGCTGAAATTCCTATTTTAGCTAATGTTTCAACTGAAATGATATTTTGTAAAGTGGTAATTAAACTTTGTAGATTAGTTACACTATTATTTAGAGTATTAACTTGATTTCCTATAGCATTTAGTTGTCCTACTATATTGTTTCTCATTTCAACTAATTGTTGTAATCTTTGAGGACTAGGACAATATTGAGCTTTTAACTGAGCTAAAGCTTCTGGACTAGTTGCTTGGTCTTTAGCTTGATTAAATTGATCTAGTGCAAATTCTGAAGCTAGAGAGGTAAGTTTAGGTAAAATAAGTTTAAGAGTCTTTTTACCTAGATCTAAGAATTTTTTACCTAATTTACCAGTACCTTGAGGTTTTAAATTATCTGGGGTATTAGATTGAATTAAGGAAGGATCTATTTGAGTTAATTCAATACTCTGTTGAGCTGCTCTTCTATCAGCTGCTCTTTGTAATCTTTGTTCCTCTATTTGTCTAGGGGTAGCCATTATACAGTTTTAACAGAGTTTGATTTTAAACTTTCAAGATTTAATAATAAATCATTTATATTACTATTAACTAAAGTAGCTGCTGTTCTAGTAGGTTCTAATGGAGCACCTGGGGGCACTCCTACCTGAGCTGATAAGTTAGTAGTTAGGGTAGCTAAATTTTCTAATAATTGAAATAAAAGATCAACAGTAGCGTTACCTAATAAAACAGGTTCAGTAGCACTTTTAGAACCTAAATAAACTTCATTTGCTTGCAAAGTGACAGGACCTGTTGTATCAAAATTTATAGACTCAACAGCATTTAAGTTAATAGACTTAGCTGAACTAAAAAGTAAGTGATCTTGAGTAGTATTAAATATTAAGCGTCCTGAATTAAGAATTATCTGTTTCCCAGCATATTGGTTAGGAGTAATTGGTTGTTGCCCATCTGGATAACTAAAGTAATCATTAATGCTGGAAACATTAATAGGCAAATTTTGAGTAGAGGTAAGATAAATAGAAGAATCATCTCTATTAACATCTTCTGTTATTCTATCCCAATTAAACTCAGTTTCTACTTGACCTTGACCATTTCTAATAATTGTGATAGGATCACCATTTGAACCTGTTGAAGACCAGTTATTAGTAGATCCAGATACAGTTGAACCATATCTTATACTATTACCAAATCTACCTTCGTATATAACATCTCCTTCAAATGCTTTTAGGGGATGTATATTGTCTATGATAGGGAATGTCTTACCTAAATTAATACTTTGAGTAGTATTAGTAACAATTAAATTACTACCTAAATCTACTTCCTGATATGTTTTCTGTTCTGAAGGTGAAGTAGAAGTGTTAGGATTTAAAGCTGAAGGTAAAGCGTTTAAATAATTGTTATTAAAAACGTTTATTGGAGGGAAATAATATAAAGTATTAGCCCCAAATTGCTCTTGAGCTATAATAGTAGGTAGAGCAATCATATACACTATCTCATTAATTAATGGATAGGTTTTAATATTAGTAAATAAAGGTATTGCTATTGAGCTTAGATTAGCTACATTAGCTGGGACTGCATCTATAAGTTGATATTTTATAAGCCCAATACCAGCCTCACCATAAGTGGAGTATTCAGAATGGGTATCATCCAGTATTATATCGACTACTCTACCAACAGTGATAAGTCCACTGACCGCTAATCCTAAGTTGGTTTGATAACTAGTATTAGGATTATTTACAATAACATTGCTACCTTCCTGCCCATATTGGTATCCCATTACTCTTCAGATTTAAACTTGTTTATTTCATCAAGTAATTGTTGTTTTTCTTCATCTGAAATACCTAAACCTGCATCAGTTGCTTCACTATTCATTGCACGTTGCGCTAGAGCAGCCATCTTAATTAATAGGTCATCATTTTTGATGCCCATTTCTAGGTATTCTTTAATTAAGGGAACTAAGAGAGTAGCATCACCTATTTCTTCAATCATAGGTTTTAGTTCATTGATAAGAGCATTTATTTGCTTATCTTTTTTCTTTTGATTGTCATAGATTTCCTCTAATAAATCAGAGAATTTCTTTTTACCAAATACGGTTTTATCAAACTGGCTCATGGTTATAAATATATTTATTTAAACTCTACATAACCGTGTTCTAAATAATGTATATAGTTAGATTTAAATATATCGTATAGCTGATTAGCTATCTTGGTTATTTTAGGGGTTTTAGCATCTACTTGTTCACGAATGTAGATATATAATGCTTTCTTATTAAAGACATCTATACTATCACGTTTACGGAATAATTCTAGGATAGCATCTGCAATTTGAGCATCCTCATCTTTAGGAAACAAATCAAAAATATTTTCAGTACAATGGCTTGTAAACTCATCTATGTAATATGATAGTTTATCATCATGAGCATCTTGTAATGTTTCTTCAATCTGATAAGAATATCTTTCATTTTCATCTAATCCTTCTACTGGAGCTTTATCAATTCTACGCTTATAGTTTCGTGTATTAGATATAATTAGATATCGTTTAGCAATTGTACCAAAATAAGAGTATGCTTTAGCTCCTTTAGTTTGGTCATATAGATGCATTTTAGAGAGAAGGAAGGTAATTACCTCATGCTGAAGATCTTCAATATTCTCAACTTCTGTATAGTAAAACTTAAAGGTATGAATAATATTCTCAGTAAGTTTAAAAAAAGCATAGTGAATATATCTATGATAAATTCTTTCTTTTTCTAATGAACTAGTTGTTTTATTATATCTTACAATAGCATCCTCTGTTTCTTGAGTGAAGTATTGTACACCTTTTTTCTTTTTAGGGGCTACTTCTTCACTCATAATTTAATGTTGTAGGGCCTTAACATATTATTTAACATTTTAAGTCGTTCAAAGAAAAAACCTACTTCATCATCACTTTGGAAAGTACCCCTAGAGTCAATTTCATCAATTCTTTTATTAATAAACTCTATAGTACTACCTAAACCATTGATATATTCTTGGTAAGAAATAATAGCATCTTCAGCTTTTTCATTTTTCTTAAGAAGGTTAAAGGTCGTGTATCCTAAGACCACGACCAAAACCGAGAGTATAATAATTGTAACTATCATATACTATCTAATAAACTTTTTAGTCCTTCGCTTTTAACTGAACCAAGTGCTTTTTGCTTGGTAGCTGAAGGAGTGTTAGTTGTTTTTTTAACTGGAGTTGCTTTAGCTGTTCCATTTTTAAATCTAGGCAACCATTCACGCTCAAACTCAATACGAGCAGCCATCATATCAGCAAAATGGAGAATATAAGGAAGTGAAGTACGTGGTTTAACTTCAGGAGTGAATCCCATAAAGTACTTTTTATTTGCTTCATCATACAAACCATCATGAGTTTGAATACCTACCATTTCATTGAAGGTGTATTGAATACCATGAGCTTGAAGAAGATAGAGACCACGATCAGGAACTGAAGCGAATGCAATTTTATCATTATGCATATAATCTTCACCTAGCTTATTTTTTCTCCACTCATCAGTTTGGGGAATATAAGCTTCATTTGCTTCATCACCCATCTTACCTAGGTCATGGTTAATTGCGGCAAAAACAAGTTCTTCAATAGTATATGTATCTGTATCTACTCCTTCATCAGACCATAGTTGGTGTTGTTTAAGAGCACAACGTACAACACGAATAACATGTTCTACATAACCACCTGGGAAAGCATTATGGTATTCTTTTTTATGGGCAGCAGGCATTAGCATCAAGCGATCAGCGTACTGATTATAAAAGTCTAGGAGTTTTTCTTTACGAGGTGAAGAGATATGTTCTCTAATAAGACCTAAAAATACTCCCCAATTGTTTTGGATTTGTTCTGCTGTAAGATTCATAACTTTTATTTAAATTAACCTACTCGTTGAATCATTGTTTTAATATCAGCAATAATCTCTTCTGATTCAGCTAACATTTGTTTGTATTGATCAGCAGTTACACCTGGACGGGTAAGCATCACGTACATTGTTTTAATTTTGCCTTCAAGCTTCTCAAGCTTTTGCATGGCGATTTCTGGATTTCTCATTATGAAATATTTTTGTTAGATATAAGATAATATAGATGTATATAAGAATCAAGTTTACTTGATGAGTCTTTCAACCATATCTTGAATTTGTTTAAGGTGAGCACATTTCTCGTACTCTTCTTTACCCTCAAAGAATTTAATAGTTAAAGCTAAAGCATAAACTAAATTATCATCTGCAAATGTTAATATTGCGTCTACATCTACCCTACGTTTTAGATCAAGCTTAGAGGCATAAAACCAAGCCCTAGAATAAGTTACCATCTCAGCCATATCATCTAGGCCTGCCATTTCCTTAACTAAATCAGCTGGTAAGTTATGTTTGAGTTGGTGGTAGAAGGATTGGTTATTTAAGATAATTTTCTTAAGCATGCCTATCCAAAACATAGGTGTTTCCTGGATCAATATGATATCCTCAGCAGCTTTGGCTTTCTTCTCTAATGGAGTGTCAAATTCTGCTGAACCGAATAAGTCGAATATCTTATTAATGTCCATTTGCATATACATATATAGGATAAAATTGCTCTTCCTGCTGGACTTGAACCAGCGACCCTCTGATTAACAGTCAGATGCTCTAACCAACTGAGCTAAGGAAGACTAAATGGTAGAGCTTCATCCTACGTCGGACTAACCTACTCTACCTGGTAGGGAACTTTTATGCGATTAATCGACAACCTACAGGACCATTCGTGAGATTAGCTTCCTCCAATGGTTGTTACCGTCCTAGTGCTAAATCAGGTAACTGCTGAGCCTCCAGTCGGATTCGAACCAACGACCTACTGATTACAAATCAGTGGCTCTACCAGCTGAGCTATGGAGGCAATTGAGAGGTTTTTTCTAAGACGCTATCGGTTCACGTACTCTCCCTTTGAAGTCTTTT